TCTCCACTAGCAATTGTTAAACATCCTGATGCTGTAAAAGTTGCTATTTGATCAAAACCTGGACCATTTGCAATATAAGAAACTGAACCTCCTGGTGTTGTTGTTAAAGTTACTCCTTGACCAGCATTAACTCTTGTAATAACCACTCCTGAACCACCAGCTGCACCATTAATGCCTACTGGATAACCACCAGCACCGCCACCACCTCCACCTCTGTTGGTAGTTCCTGCTGTAGCTTGATTTCCTGGACCAGTTGGTCCACCGCCTGCTCCACCAGTTCCGCAAGGAGAACCTGCTCCTGCAGAGGCACTTGTTGGACTTCCACCAGGAGTAACAACACCACCACCAGCACCACCAGCGTATGATGTAGCTGTTCCTGTAATTGCATTTGGTGCTCCTGCACCACCTCTACCACCAGCACTACTTGGTCCTGGTTGTCCAGCTTCGGTTGCACCACCTCCACCACCACCGGTATAATATGGTCCAGCTGTTCCTTGTGCTCCGGGATTTCCTTGAGGAGGAGTTGTTGGAGGTGTATTACCTGATCCAACGGTATTGGCTCCATAAGTTCCACCACCTGAACCACCTGGAGCAAAACTTGGATTACAAGTTCCTCCAACTCCAGCACCACCACCTGCAGAAGTTATTGTTGAAAATACTGAATTAGTACCTTTTGAACCATTTGCATCTGTACCACTTGGTCCTGTCGAACCTGCACCACCTGCTCCAACTGTAACTGCAAGAGTTCCATGTTTTACACTTAATTGACATCCTTGAAGAGGACTTGGTCCAAAACCAGAAGCTCTATAACCTCCAGCACCACCGCCACCCAGTCCTGATGATGTAGTTCCACCACCGCCACCACCACCAGCGACTACTAAATAATCTACAAATGCATAATTTGCAATCCATTTATCATTTTTAACTTGACAATAAACTGTATTTAAGCTCCACATTCCTGAAGCTTTATTTAATTCTTTTACGACAATAATTCCTGATCCACCAGCACCACCATTACTAGGTTCTACTCCTGCTCCACCACCGCCACCGCCAGTGTTTGCAGTTCCTGCGGTTGCTTGTGTTGATGGTCCTTGACCACCTGCACCGCCGCCTCCAGTTCCACCTGAGCCAGCACATCCAGGAGCCAATCTTTTTCCACCTCCACCACCTCCACCATAACTAACACATGATCCTGTAATATTACTTGAAATTCCAGCACCACCATCACCAGCACAACTTGCTGTAGGACCTGGTTGTATAGCATTTGCTCCACATGCTCCAGCTCCACCGCCACCACCAGCAGCTTGTGCGCACCCTGAACTACAAGAGTGAACTCCGTCTCCACCATCATTTCCTTGAGGTGGACTTACTGGTGGAGTATTACCTGATGCACCAGTTTTTGAACTAGAAGGTGCAGGTCCTGTATATCCTTGACCACCTCCACCTGATCCACCTGTTGCTGCATCACTGCCAAAACTTGGAAAACTTTTTGAACCTCTTCCACCTGATTCTGAAGTGTAAGCTGTGCATCCTATTGTTAAAACTGAATCTGTTCCTGATGTATCTGTAGCGCCTCCTGCACCAACTGACATTGGATATGGAGTATTTCCACAAACTGATAAATTTGAAAAACTTCTTACACCACCAGCTCCTCCTCCACCACCGGAACCACCACTTGTAGATCCACCACCTCCACCACCAGCTACCACTAAAGCATCAATAACTCTAGTTCCTGGTTGAGTAGTTATAGTTGCTGAACCTGGAGAGGTTGTAGATGTAACTTTATTTTTTCCAGTTGAGATAGTGTTAACAGGTCCAATTATTCCGCCATTGCCAGCCATAATAATTATACCTCCTAATCAGCTATTATTTCATAAGATATTAATGCTTCTAAATCTGAATTAGCACTGGCTAGACCTTGAATGACTTCAGTTTCTTCTAAATAAAAACCATTATTTTTATCTATTAAAGATAATGAAGCATCTGCAGGTACAGAAATCGTACTTGCTATTGCTCTTGCGTTTGATCCATCGTGATAATTAATTGTAACATCAGCAGCATTTGTGCCATCTACATTTGAAATTAAAATTGAATTAATTTTGAAAACAGTATTTGCAGTAGCAGTAACTAAATTAGCACTTGAAGTAGTTAATGCAAATACATCCGTTTTTCCATTAATTGTAGCTACATTAACTATATTCGGGTTTGCCATATTTTTTTTCTCCTATTATCCAAATACTATCGCCATTGCAATAGCTTTTCCTGTTGTTATTCCAGCTGAAGCAAAAGATAGATTTTTATTTCCATCAGTTACTAAAGCTTGTCCACTACTACCATCAGAAGCTGGTAAAGTAAAGTAATTTGATGATCCTGCATTACCTATTCCAGTAACATTAATATCACCTAAATCTGCCATTACATCATTTACTGTAGACCCTGTGGTATATACTAAAGTTTTTGTTCCTTGTTTAAGAACTACTCCATTTGCAGCATGTCCTGTATTTGCAAAAGTTAAAGTATATGAACCTGATGTATTATTAAATAAAGTATATTTAGATTCAACAGCATCAGTAAAAACATGAATATTTGCTGTTAAGGCACCAGTAAATTCTAATACAGCATTATGAACTTGGTCATCTGTTGATGAATCATCTGTGTTAGTTGTAGAATTAGCTGATGTTAAAGTTATGTTGGCATTTCCAGCAACATTTGCTGCTTGATATCCTTTAACTGAAGCATCAACTCTGTTAAAAACATAATTAACAAGGTTACCCCAATTTCCTGAGTTTTCACCTGAAGCTTGACGTTCTAGTTTTAATCTAGCTGTATAAGTTGAAGACATAATTGTTTATACCTTATTAATTTGTTTTTGTAAATAATATATATTTGTAATCATTTGTACACTATAAATTAGTCCAAGTATAGGTATTTCCATCAGTAATATTATCCCAAAATCTTAAATCCACAGGAGTTACATTAGCTTGAATTCCAGTCATATTTAAGAAGTTATTAGAATCAGGAATTATGGTAGCTAACGAAATAGTCATACTTTGACCAGTAATATTTAAAATTTGTTGACTTGAAATTGTAAGTGAACCAGTATTAGCATTAGCATGTATTCCAGTAATTGGTATAAAATTTTCAGTATCTGTAGAAATACTACCTAAAGAAGAAGTAATTTCTTCACCAGTTATATCAATAATATTAGCTGATCCTGTAGTAATATTACCTACATCTACTTCTAAATCAAAACCAGGTGTTACAATAGTTATAGCACCTCCTGCTGCAACTGAATAAGTGCCTATAAAAGTATTTGCTAATAAACCTGTAATTTGATTTACTATAGATGCAGTTGCAACAACACTTCCTAAATTAGCATTTGCATTTATTCCAGTTATAGAAGTATTTGCTGAAGCATTTACAATTGAAAAGTTTAAAGCTGTATTGGCTTGTTGACCAGTTGTAGCAAAGATAGCTCCATTACCTGTAAATACTAATCCAATATTAGTATTCCATGCACCTTCGCTCCATGATTCTCTACCCCAACCAAATCCAAAATTAACTGATGGTAAAATTTGTTGACCAGTTATTGCAGCTGCAGCATCAGGTGATGTATTCCACGCACCTACATTCCAACCAAGTCTACCGTATCCTACACTTGCACTCATAAGGAGTTTCTCCTTATGCTATTCTAATTAAGCCAGCAGTCGAGTTAGCAGTAGGAAACTGTAATTCAAAAGTTCCGTTTGTAGAAGTTTTAACTCCTCCAAAATCTAAAACTGCAATTGCAGAGTTACTGTTGTTTGCATTGTATAAAAGTGCAGCTTGAGCAGAAATAGTTGCGTTAGCGAATGTAACATTATCAGCATCAAAAATTGCAGTTGTTCCATCTACAGAAATTGCAACATTAGTTAAAGCATTTCCACCTGCAGTATAGTTAGTACCAGATGAAGATACTTCGTTTGCAGTATCGTATACAGTCGTATTTGCTGCTAAAGAAGCTGTGTTATCATACAAAGCACACTTTAAAGTTTGTGCTGCAAGGTTTCCACCAGGCGACATTAAGTCTTGTTTGAATACAGTGCAAATTGCTTGTGTTATTGCCATATTTATTGTCCTCCAGTTAATGTATTTGTACCTAGTGGGCTACCAGGAAACTTGTAGTCAGTTCTTCTTCTTCTACGAGCTTCGTTGTTTATGGCAGCTACTTGTTCTTTATACAAATTTTTGTATATAGTATAGTCTTCCATGTTCTTTGTAAAGAGATTTGCTTCAGCTAAACAGCCATAAAGTAATGTACTTGGAATATTTTCTGTATACCAATTTGTAGTATTAGTATTAGATAAAGGATTAATTTTACCTTGATATCCTAATTTAACAGTATATGCTTGATCTGGAGTAGGAGCTAAATAAACTCTGTCATCATCAAAATTAGCAAAATATTTAGGTTGACCTTGTATAGATATATCTGGCCAATATTCTTGACAAAAAGCTAAAGTTTTCATTTCTAAATAACTTACATTTGAACCTACTGTAATAGTTAAATAATTAAATAACATTGGTTCAATAGCAGTAGGAAGATTTACCATTCTATCTCCTGCAATTGTAGTTGTAGTTACATTTTCATTAAAACCTATAGGATCAATATCTCTAGATAAAGATTCAAAAGAATTATCAATAAAAGTTTCTATTTGAGCAGTGAAATCTGTTCCTGTATTTTCAGCCCAAACTTTAATATCATTTTGAAGACTGCTGTATGTCATTGCCATTTTTAATTACCTCATCAACTTTAAATT